GGCTAGTTATCTTAAGCAAATAAAGCAAAGATATAAAAAAGATAATAAGCAAAGGGAAAGCGTCGAAAAGATTAATAAAGATGGTTTTTTCGTATCAAAAAAACTACTTACTAGAGACGAAGACCGTGTTTGTCCTGCTTGCTTTGAATATTCGTTCGACTTAAAGGACGATTTATACATGAGCAAATACGATTGCTGTTGGAAATGTTACATGCAATTTGTAGATGGCAGGGAAGATCGGTGGGCAGATATAGACCAAAGAGTGGAGTTTCTAGGAAACTTTTATAAGGGGAAAGATAATGGCTAGCGTTTTAGATGTTGTACAGACAATTCAGAATATCGTGTCCACCAAAGGATATGATGGAGCACTTGACGAAGAGGGAAACCCAGTCAAAATTGGTCTCAGGAGAGAGGTTGATAATATTGTGACTGATAGTAGGCTTGTCGATGGCTTTAAGGTGCGTTTTCAAGGAAACAGGATGATCTTAAGTTACTCTTCGGAATGCAATATCAAAAGCGTAGCAGATCCCAAGTTTGAATCTAAAGTTGAGCAGAAAGTCGCTGATATCGTCTCTTTTCTAAAAAAAGAATACAAATCAACTTCGGGAAAGAGTCTTTCCCTATCTCAAGAGGGCGAGACAGACATTCTTGTACAAAAGATGTCAAACATCAGAACTTGGTACCAGACATCTTCTATCTACAGGCTTGGCGGTGTTCCGGGTCTTGGAGAAGAAGAAACTCTTCCGCCACAGCAAAGGCTAGAAGAGAGTATTAAAAATTGGATTAAGGCTTCAAGATAGTGAAGGCGCATGTCATATCAATTAACAAAAAAAGAGAAACTCAAAGAGATTGTCAAGTCTGGTAAAAATCCATCTTACTTTATAAATAATTATACCAAAATTTCACACCCCATTAGGGGTCAAATCCCTTTTAAAACTTACGATTTCCAAGACCAATTGTTGGAAGATTTCAACAACTACCGCTTTAACATTATTTTGAAAGCAAGGCAGTTGGGTATCTCTACCATTACTGCTGGCTATGTTGCTTGGATGATGCTCTTTCACAAAGATAAAAACATTCTTGTCATGGCTACCAAATTTCAAACAGCAGCCAACTTAGTGAAAAAGGTCAAGGCAATCATGAAGAATCTACCAGAATGGATGCAGATTGCTAGTATTGAAATAGATAACAGAACGTCTTTCGAATTAAACAACGGATCCCAGATCAAGGCATCCACTACTTCGGGAGATGCCGGTCGTTCGGAAGCCTTGTCTCTTCTTGTTATTGACGAGGCAGCACACGTAGAAGGGCTTGATGAACTCTGGACTGGTCTTTACCCTACCCTATCGACAGGTGGTCGCTGTATCGCTCTATCTACCCCAAATGGCGTGGGAAACTGGTTTCACCAAACATACATTGATGCCGATCTGGGCAACAACGATTTTTTTCCTACAAATTTGCCTTGGGAAGTACATCCTGATCGAGATGATGAATGGTTTGAAGAAGAAACCAAGAACATGTCTAGAAGGCAAATCGCGCAAGAATACGAGTGTAGTTTTAACATGTCCGGGGAAACAGTAATTCACCCAGACGACATGGCAAGAATTAAGGACAACTTGATAGATCCAGAATACAGAACGGGTTTTGACAGAAACTTTTGGATATGGGAAAAATATAACCAAGACTGCAAATATCTTTTAGTGGCTGATGTCTCTAGGGGAGATGATAAAGACTTTTCTGTTTTCCACATTTTCAAGTTGGAGACAATGGAAATTGTCGCAGAGTATAAATCAAAAATCACTCCAGACCTGTTTGCTAACATGCTAAACGATGTTGGACGAGAATATGGTGATTGCCTAATGGTTATTGAAAACAATTCTGTAGGATATGCAGTATTGGACAAATTAAGAGATATGGAATATCCAAGTCTTTATTATTCTATTAAGTCAACGCATGAATTTGTCGACCAATATCAAGGCGAAAATATGAGCAATGCAGTTGCTGGCTTTTCCATGACCTCTAAGACCAGACCTCTTGTCGTGGCGAAAATGGAAGAATTCGTTAGAAATAAACTAGTTACAATATACTCGGCTAGACTATTTAGTGAGTTGGAGACTTTTGTTTGGCAGAATGGTCGTCCCCAAGCCATGCGTATGTATAACGATGACTTGGTAATGGCTTTCGCGATTGGATGTTGGGTTAGGGACACAGCCCTAGAGGTAAATCAACGCGATGTTGAATATGCGAAGGCATTCTTGGGGGCAATAACGAAAGTTAACACACAAATAAATACGTCAATTCCGGGTCAAATAGGCTATAAACCTGTTGCGAAAAGTGATAAGATAGCAGAACAACAAAGATATTCTTGGATATTGAAAGGATAAAAAATGGCTGATAGAAACAGAAACCCTAGAAATCAAACTTCTCCGCTTTTCAGGAGGCTCACAAAGTTATTTTCCGGACCATTGGTGAATTATGACGCTCAGATGGTGACTAGAAATTCAAGCAGCGATACAGATAAATATGCCTCTAAGATTAAATCTGTTAGCGGCCAGCAATTTAAGAAAACAAGTTACAATCCTTTTTCTAATTTATCTTCTGCGACTATGGCAAATGTCTCCAGAAGCCAGAGATACATCGACTTTGATCAGATGGAATATGAGCCAATAATTGCTTCTGCTTTGGATATTTATGCAGATGAAATGACTACTTCTAGCCATTTGCATCCTTTATTGAGAATACATTGTCCAAACGAAGAGATAAAATTGATATTAAACTCTCTATATCACAATGTTTTGAACATTGAACATAACCTGTTTAATTGGTGTAGGACAATGTGCAAATTCGGTGATTTTGTATTGTATTTGGATATTGAAGAAAATCAAGGTGTTGTTAACGCTATTGGACTGCCAACAAGAGAAGTGGAGAGGTTAGAGGGTGAAGACAAGACAAACCCAAACTATATTCAGTACCAGTGGAATTCTGCTGGCATGACCTTTGAGAATTGGCAAGTTGCACATTTTAGAATTCTAGGCAACGACAAATTTGCCCCATATGGGACATCAATCCTCGACCCAGCACGAAGAATTTTTAGGCAACTGAGTTTGTTGGAAGACGCGATGATGTCTTATAGAATCGTTAGATCTCCCGAGAGAAGGGTGTTTTATGTTGATGTGGGCGGAATTAATGCAAATGAAGTAGAGCAGTACATGCAAAAAGTTGTCACGCAAATGAAGCGCAACCAAGTGGTAGACTCAAATACAGGTCGTGTTGATTTACGATACAATCCAATGTCGGTAGATGAGGATTATTTTATTCCCACCCGAGCCGGTCAATCGACAAAGATTGAAACCTTGGCCGGGGGTCAATACACAGGCGATATTGACGACGTAAAATATCTTAAGGATAAACTGTTCTCCGCTTTGAAGATTCCACAGTCGTACTTGTTCCGAGGTGAGGGAGCAAATGAAGATCAGACAACGTTGGCTCAAAAGGACATCCGCTTCGCCAGAACAATCCAGAGATTACAAAGAGCAGTCATTACAGAACTTGAAAAGATAGGTATTATTCACCTTTACACACTTGGGTATCGCGGCAATGATCTTATTTCTTTCAAGATGTCCTTGAACAACCCTTCAAAAATTGCAGAATTGCAAGAACTTGAACAGTGGAGGACGAAATTTGATGTCGCCTCCGCAGCGGCAGAAGGCTTCTTCTCCAAGCGCTGGATTGCTGACAATCTGTTTAATATTTCTGAGGAAGAATTTTTAAGAAACCAGAGAGAAATCGCTTACGATAAAATTATGCTAGCACAATTCGATGTTCTTGATGCTGACGCTGGAACTGGTGGCGGTGGTGGTGGTCTTGGCGGAGGTGATCTTATGGGTATGGGTGATGACATGGGGGCAGACGACTTGGGTGGCGATCTCGGCGAAGACGAGCCAGAAGAGCCAGCAGCAGAAACCCCAGCCGCAGACGAGCCAGAAGGAAATCTACTAGCAGTCCCCGGTAAGCGAGATGATGATGTGGTAAAGATGGCAAAAAAGGGTGCAAAAGGAAAAGTATTTACCACGACAAACAAATCAAAGGGAAAGTGGTACGAACCAAGGGATGACCAATCAGGCAAGAGAGCGTTGGCAAGATCTATGAAATCAATGGGGTCAATGAGAGGAATCACGGGCGTCCCGCATGGGTATAAAGATATGAATAGGTTGTCAAGAGGGGTTTCTGAGGAACAGCAATCTAATTATGATGTGCAAGAAGAGCAAATTCTAGAGCACAATAACGAAATTAAAAAACTATTAACAGAGTTGGAGACAAAAAACAATGTCAAGCAAGATTAAGCATAATAAGAAAAGAAATACCGCTTTTCTTTATGAGGCTCTAGTGAGAGAATTAACTAAGGCTACTATGAAAAAAGATAGCGAAAAAAAGAACACTGTGGTTTCAATATTTAAAGAATTTTTTAAACCAAATAGCCCATTAGCAAGAGATTTAAAGTTATACCAGAACATTTTAGAAACAAAAGTAGATAACAGAAGGATTGCAGAGAAGATTGTATTTGAATCTAGACTGGAAAGGAGTGCAATAGATAATAAAACACTGTTTAATGAACAAAGCGCACTCATATCTAGAATTAACAGAGAACTTTCATCAGATGTGTTTACAAATTTTGTTCCAAATTATAAAGATTTGGCAACTCTGCATCAAGTTTTTAATAATCCGAAAATAGAGGCAAAACAAAGAGTCCTTTTAGAAGAAGTTATTATTTCTGGTATGATTTCGCAAGAACAGCAAGAAGAACGAAGTGCTGACCATATTGACAATATTGTATACGAGTCTTTTACAAAGAGATTTAACAAATCTTATCAAATGCTTAGTGACAGACAGAAAAACTTACTACAAGTTTACATCGCTTCTGTTGGAAGCAACGACTTGGAAATGAAGGTTTATTTAGACGATGAAATTTGCAGTATCAAAGAAGAAATACGGAGTTCTGAAGAACTAGAAATATTCCCAGATCAAAAGCAAGAGTTGTTAGACCTAGTAAGAACCTTCTCTGAAAAAGAGATTGGGCAGCAAGAGTTGGCGAAGATAATGAAGATACAACATATGCTAGAGGAGTCTAAGAAGGATGTTTAAAGTAACTATTGGGGGTCCCCCGGAGTATATACAGGAATATATTGATACCTTGGACATAAAAAAGTCTCTAGGTGGTCATTTGATGATCTTCAATCATAAGGATATCAATGTTGTTCTAAAATTAAAAGAAAGAAAAATAGTTGCATACAGTAAGAGCAATTTCACCGATATTGTGTATAATACTCAAAATAGATTTTTTAATTATTTAGTCGAACACGGTGTAGTCGAGCCAGAGACAATTAGGGGGTCTAGTGTTTTTGGATCTTTATTAGCAGAATATCCTGAAAACGACGAAATTAAAAATCTATCTGATGTTGTATTATATAACATAGCAACATTTATGTTAGAAGAAAATAATTACATGGAGGCTATGAAAAAGGCTGAAATGGAAAGGGAAGAAAGTTTATTAGATCCCTCTGACGAGAACTCAACTGAATTTGGCGAAGTTCCGCAGGAGACAACAAAGGGGTCTATGCAACCATATTATCCGGGCTATTCATATGGCTTGGCAGGAATTTACAGGTATGAGGAATAGTGGACCTACTTTGTTTTATATTAACCGGCTGGGGCATGACCCAGATCCTAGTTTACGGAACAATTTTTGAAAATCAACGTGATTGGGTTATGCAGAAATCTAATTGGCTTGGGACACTTATCCACTGCCCTATGTGTACGGGTTTTTGGGTTGGTGTTTTTTTGTTTGGAATAAATGGCTTTACAGAACTATTTAATTTTGAGTATAATATCGCTAATTTGTTAATTTTAGGTTGTATTTCATCTGCTACATCATATGCATTAAATATAGTTTTTAGCGATGGCGGCATAAAATTTAACCATACTAGCGAATAGGAGATCTTAAAATGACAGCAAAGTGGAAATTACAGCCAGTTAGAAGATGCTGCAAAGGA